TAAAGAACTCCTACCCGGCTTAAATGCTGTGTTTGGAGTTGAGTATGGGGAGGTTAATGACGAACATAAGCCTCTTTATGAAATAGAAAACTCAGATCGTGCTTTTGAAGAAGAAGTACTATTCACCGGATTTGGCTCTGCGCCAACTAAAGGTGAAGGTGCTGCCGTTACTTATGATGACGCACAAGAGAGTTACGTAGCCCGTTATACGGCTGAGACTGTAGCATTGGCATTTGCCATTACAGAAGAAGCAATGGAAGACAATCTTTATGATACGTTTGCCAAGCTTCGTGCTAAAGGTCTTGCTCGTGCAATGGCTAACACTAAGCAGGTTAAAGCTGCAAACCTATTCAACAATGGCTTCTCTGATGCTATTGGTGATGGGGCTGCATTCTTTTCTGCTGCACACCCAACAATCTCTGCTGGTAATCAGAGCAACCTTGCGGCTGCTGCTGACCTGTCAGAGGCAACACTTGAAACCATTCTGACTAATGTTCAGAAAATTAAAGATGATCGTAATATCTTGATTGGTGCAAGTGCTAAAAGTCTACATATCCCAGTTGACTCATGGGCGATTGCAGATCGTATTATGTCTAGTCCCGGTAACACTCAAACGAGTGAACTACAGGCTAATCCTAATACCAATGCGATTAATGCCATCCGTCACCTTGGTATGCTACCAGATGGTTATTACATAAACCGTAGGTTCACAGACACTGATTCTTATTTTATTAAGACTGATGTGCCTAATGGTGCTAAGATGTTTAACCGTACTCCACTTCAGACCAAGATGGAGCCAGACTTCGATACTGGTAATCTTCGGTTTAAAGCACGAGAGCGTTATAGCTTTGGTGTTTCTGATTGGCGAGCCTTCTTCGGTAGCGCAGGTTAATTAATATATGGGGGAGGGGTGCAAAGCCTCTTCCTCATTATTATAAGGAGATAATATGAGTACAAATATTAAAGTAGCCACCAATGCAAGTATTAATGGTGATGTTAAGACTGTATTTAAGTATGTAGATAGTAATATAACTGTAGGTGATGATGGTACGGGAGATAACCGTCCAACCACTACTAGAGTTCTGGCTATTCATACCTATTCTACTCTTGCAGGTGGTATAGAAATTTCAGGTGCAAAACAAATTACAAATAAAACTGCTAAAGGTACAGCTATACGATATAGAGTTGGAGCTTTAGATTCTAATGATATGTATATAGGAGAATTAGGAGTAGGTGTAAATGGAGTAGTCTGTTGTAGTACTTCAGGTACAGGAGCCATGCTTCCACATATCACTTTATATGTAGGTTAGTATGCCGAATTACTCTTACTTAAAGACAGACTTAATCAATACGACTGAGAATGACTCCACTGAGTTTGCCTCTCAGGTATCTGCTATTGTCTATAAGACAGAGATACGTATGGTTAAAGATCTGGATGATGCTGGATTAAATGAGTACACAACAATATCTGTGTCTTCTGGAAATGCAGGAACTGTATCTTTAAGTGATAGAGCGAGAATTGTTCGCAATGTAAACTATAAAGTAAGCACAGGAACAACAGTAACAAGCCTTCTTCAAAGGACAGTAGAGTATGTAAATGACTACTGGCCTGTAAGTGCATCCACAGGAACGCCTAGATACTATACAAGGCGTAACAACTCAAGTATAAAAATAGTCCCTACCCCAGTTTCAGCACTTACAGTTGAGATACAAACACAGTCATTACCACTAGCCTTGGCTTCTGCTACAGGTACAAGTGTAACTATAAGTAATTACTTCAGTGAATATTGTTATGAGGCTCTCTTTGCAGGATGCATGGTAGAGTCAACAATGTATATGAAAGATTGGACAACCCTCCCAACATGGCAGGGGGAATATCAGAATGCCATTGCAACATTACGTAATCAAGCTAGACGTACTAGACAAGATGATATGGCTGTAGCTGCATCTCCTGCTGGTGGTCCAGATCCAGTAGTACAGGGAGCAAGTTAATGAGTGATGAAGAAATAAAAATACCAAGTAGAAAGGGAAAAGTAACTCCTACTGAGAAAGCACGAAGAGCTAGAAATAAAACTATTGTTCCTGATCTGAAAACTAAAGCTGTTTTAAATAAAATGGGTAAAGTAACTGCTCATAATCGTGTGTATCTTAATTCTGACCATCCTTCTGTAACAAAAAATGAGTTAAAAAGATTTAACAAAATATTTTCACAAGGAACTGGTGCTGGTTCTGCACCTCATACTTTAAGTGAAAATCAAGTACATAATGCTTATTCTATGATGAAAAAAAAATTCGTTAATCCTAAAGATGGTTCACCTGATAATCTTACAAATAAGGAAATTAAAGATTTAATATATCGTAAAGGACAAACAGATGTTCGTGTGAATCCTGTCCCTAAAAAAATAACACCAGCAAAACAAAAAGCTATAAAGAAAGCAGCACCTGTAATTAAAAGAATTTTACAAGGTGACAAACGTAAAGTTAAATTTACACCTAAACCAGAGAAACCTTTATCACCTACAGCTATAAAAAAACAATTAAAAAAATCTGGTAGCGGTAAAGTTAAAAATCGTAACATGGGTGGAGTTATAGGCGGTGGACTAGGTAGTCAAGATGTAGTTGATTATCTATATAAGTATAAGAATTAACATGTCTACACCTTTAAAAGATTATACGGATCAATTAAAAAATCCAAACTCGACTAAAAGAGAGATTACAAAAGCTTATAAATTATATCTTAAGTCTTTAGGAACTAGAAGTAAGAAAAGAGGCGGTCAAGTTGTAGAAAGTATTTATAAGAATGGTTAGTCGAGCAAGTGTGAGGCAACAGATTATGAAGCCAGGAAAAAAGAAGAAGAAGAAGCCTAAGTTAGGCACGGGTAAAAGATTTAAGAATCTTTCTTCTACATTAAAGAAGAAGGGAGCTAAGAATCCAAAAGCTCTAGCAGCTTGGATAGGTCGTAAGAAATTTGGTAAAAAGAAAATGTCAGCTATGGCTGCAAAAGGAAAGAAAAGGAGAAGTTAAATGGGTGGACCGATATCACAAATTCCTACTCCAGTAGATCTGGATAAGGTACTTGGAAGACCAACGGGACAGGGCTATGGTGCTGCTCGTAAAGGACCAAGTGTACAAGGACCAATAGAAGCTGTAAGCGATGAGAAGTATGTAAACAGTGAGTCTTTTAAAACAAGTCAAGGGAAGAATGTAGGTAACTACGCTCAGACAGGAGATTAGTTATGACACTTAGAGAAGATTATCTAAAAAGGCTTAAGAAAAAAAGAGAAGCAGCTTTTGATGAAGAAGGAAATGTTAAACTACCTTCTAAAAAAAGATTAGCTAGACAAGCCGAAGTAAATAAAATGTTTGGTATAGATACTCCTGCTAACGCTGCTTTAACTGCACTAACTCTTGTACCGGGATTAGGAGCTTTAGGATTAGCTGCTAAAGTTTATAAAGGAATGAAGGCAGGTAAAGAAGTATTTAAAGTTGGTACTAAAATATATAAATCTAAAGCCGCTGCTATAGAAGCTGCTAAAAAAGTTGTGCCTAAATTAAAGCCAAAAGCTAAAGGAAATTTAAGTTCAGCAGCTAGAGGTAAAGAAAGAATAAGTAGACTAGCAACTCAAAAAGCAGATACTCCTAAATTTAGAAGGGCTGCTGGTACAGACGTAAAAAACCAAAGCAAAGCTCAACTAGCAGCTAGAATAGGAGCAGAAAAAGATGCAGTAAAAGCTACTGGTTTAGGATTAACATCGTTAGCAGCTTCTAAATTAAAAAGTAACATAGATAGTAAAAAAAGTAAAAAAACTAAAAATCGTCAACAAATACTTAAAAACATAGGTAGATCTAGACCTATGAGTAAAGCTGAACCACCTCAATTAAAGAAACCTATGAGTAAAGCTGAACCACCTCAATTAGTTGGACCTGCAAAAGCAGTTAAAACTAAAAAAATTATAGATAAAAAAGTAGCACCTAAATCTAAAGTTAAAAAAACTACAGCTATAAAAGGTCCAGCTAGAACAGTAAAAGATGCTAAAGAAAGAGGTCTACCTACTTTTACAAATAAGGCTGGTAAAGTATTAGCTGCTTATACTCCAGCAGACTTAAAAGAAGAAGGATTTAAAAATACTAAATCAGGTTTACGTGATTTTTTAAATAAAAAGAAAGGCCTTACAAGAAAGAAACCAACCACTAAAAAAATGGGTGGTGGTAAAGTCTATCGCAGAGGCGGTGGTAAAGCCTTACGAGGATTTGGTAAAGCTACTTACTCTAATAAACCATACTAATGGAAGATGATTACAGTTTAATAGACCATAATATTGTTAAACCAGTTAAGGAATATTATAAAGATTGGAACTCATGGTGGCAAGAACATTGTGAGTATCTAGTCTTAAAATATAATAATACTTATGGTAGTAAGAAAAAGTAATATAAGGAGATATTAAATGAAAACAAAAATTAAAGATGTAAAAACTGGTAAGATTCTGGAAGTCGCAGATCCAGAGAAGTTTATGCAACATCGTGAAGCTGTCCTTGTAGATGGCAAAGTAGAAGCTCCTGAAGTTGAAGAAGATCCTGAAGTTGAAGATGATAGTTAATTTGAAACATTTAAGTGAAGTAAAATTAAAATATTTTGAACATCTCAGGTTTACTTGGTTTGAAAGTATGAGAGGAAT